TGGGTTGGATTCCGCCGTGGCGAAGTCCAGCGCCGCCCAGGTCAGCCCGTCATATAGCGCAGAGACGAAGAACTGCCCCGAATTCGGCTTACTGACGATGAAATAGCCATTCAGGAAAGTGACCGTATCGCCACCAGGGAACCCGGGCGATGTGATCTGCGTGAATGCGAGCGTCGAGGTGTTGTAGATGTACCCATTGGGTCCATCCACCATGATGATCTGCGTGCCGTTGTCGGTCATGTCCACGCGGCCGGCAGAAGTGGCCAGCGTGCCAATGTTCGTCATCGTCCCGTCGTTCGTGAGCTTCCACAGGCTGGAGCGGTTCACGATGTACAGAACATCGTCTTTCTTCCAGGCGCCGCGGCTCGGGTTCGCACCGAAGTTGACGAATGTCGTCAGCCCGGGCGTCGGGTATAGCGTAAGGTTGCCCTTCTCCCCATCCCGCTGGACCTCGGCATACAGGTTGGTGCGCTTCTGCGAGTCAACGTTGTACGACTTTCCGAAGTTCCCCAAGCCGAAGAGGGCGACAGGTTTCAGCGCCATTCGAGCGGCCCATTCCGCGGATAGCAGTAGTCATCGACCGTGAAGGCCACGGGACCCTGATCGATGGCCCACTGGTTCATCAGGAACTTCTTCTGCGCCGCACGCGCTGCGATCTCGGCGCGGACATCCTGAGGGACGCCGTACTTCAGGCAGATTTCGTCGGCAAGGAAGTACTGAAGGCAGTTCAGATACTGCTGCTGGATACTCGGCGTGGCCGTCAGCACCGGGTCAGCGATGATCGACTGGTAGGTGAGCGTGAGGTTCGGGTTCTGCGTGGGCGTCGGCCACAGCTTGAAGGTCAGATCGGGCGCAATGTAGTACAGCTGCGGATAGGTCGCCGTCTTCGTAAGGTCCAGTTGCTCATAGTTCCACTTCGGGATGCGCGTGAGCAGCCTTCCCACCCCAGACGCATCCGTGTACTTGAGGAACGGCGACTCAAAATAGTCGGCAGGCGGGGTTACGACGCTCGGCGTGACGCCAGACCATGCCACTGCTACGGGAGTGCTCGACACCTCCGGCCACGCGAAGCCCTGTAGAGGCAGTTCCTTGAGCACACCTGTAAGCGAGTCCATGCACAGGTCTGCATCCTCATCCGCAATGGTTTCGCCCACGCCGATAGCACCGCACAACTGCAGCGCCCCACGGATGACCTCGATGGCAGTGAGCGTCCAGGCCATGGCTTAGAGCGGATTGAGCGTGTACGAGAAACGCGGGATCGTGACCTCACGCTCCACGCCGTCGTCGCCTTTGACCACAGTCTTGATGACCGCATCCTTCAAGACGCTCAGGAAGTTCTCATCAATCGTCGTCTCGACATCGCGCTGGAAGCGATTCAGCTTGCAGTTGTGGCCGATCACCACGTCTTCCGCCTCGGCCTTGCCTTCGCCCGAATGGAAGGTGATTGAGTACTTCTTGAGTGCCTTGCGACCACTCGCCGGCTTTTCCATCACTTCATCAGTCATTTGTTTCTCCAAAGAAAAAGGCCCGGGGGTTAGCCGGGCCTTGAGTTGAGGGGAAGGAGCCAGATCAGCCGATGGCTTCCCAGGCGTAGGTCTTGGATGCCAAGATGGTTGCGGCCTTGACGGTGAAGGCGTTCGATCCCACCGAGATGCCGTTCGTGGTTTCCAGGGTGCGCGTTCCTGCGGCGATGGTGTGCAGCGAGTTGAACGCCGTCATGCCTTCGAACCACTCATCGCTGATGCGGTCCGTGATGTTGTGGAAGCGAACGACGCGCGGCAGGAAGCCGACCGTGATCGTGGTGTCCGCCGCAGCGCCAGCATCGGTGACGATGACGCCTACAGCTTGGTTGCGCACCTGATGTGCGGATTGGGTGTTGGTAGTCAGTGCCATGATGATTCCTTTGAATGAAGCTCCCCCGCCGAAGCGGGGGAAGTTGCTTTACAGGCTGGCCGCGCTCTCGATGCGGACCATCCAAGAATCGTTCAGGATCTTGGTCGTGGTGGTGGCCTTCCAGCCAACGGTCGAGCGCTGCTCCAGCGGGTCAGCAGTGCCAGCCGAACCGAGCGACTTCACGTAGGTGTTCATCGCTTCACCCGACAGCGGGCAGACGCCGTAGGAATTGGCGGCAAAGATCAGCGTGCAGTACACGTCGAAGTTCGCGCCGTTGTTCTTGTAGACCGTCGTACCCGCGGCGCCAGCACCCGGGAAGATCTTCGCGTTCGTGGACGACACGAAGCGAATGTTCTTGTACGCGCCGATCTCATCCTCGATCACGCCTTCCTGCGAACCGTAGTCCGACACCGAGCGGTAACCGGTGATGTTTTCGAGGTCGAACTCGACATCCGGGTGAACGATGGCGATGAACGCCTTGCGGACGGAGCCAGTGCCAACGGCGTCGGTCGGCATGATGCCGTCCTTCACGTACTTGGCGTTCTGCACCTTCAGGAAGCGGATGGCCTTGTCCAGGTCGGCGCTGGAGATCTTGACGTTCACCGCGGCGCGGTTGGCCACACCGTTCGCATAGAGCGCGTTGGTGCCGGCCACCAGCACATCGCGGCGCGCTTGGTCGATGGTCGTGCCGGCTTGATCGCCCAGAACGTCGGTAGCCTCAGTGACCACCGCATCCTGGTTGGTCATGGAAACCATGTCCGTCAGGGTGATGTAGTCGCCGTACTGCGCGAGCGTGGCGGTCAGGTCGGTGACAGCGAGGCTGGAGCCTGCCGGCGTCACGCCTTCGGTGAGCGGCGTCGATGCGACGGCCAGTTGCGAATAGCGGCGGAACTTGATCTGGTTGCCGTTACGCTTAGCGATGGGGCGCTTTTGACCGAATCGGCCATGCACTTCAGCCGGCTGAGCACGGGTCAGAAGGTTGCGGTCGTAAAACGCCTGTACCCCAGGAGGGACTTGCGTGAGGGAAGTGTTTGCCATTTTGGTTTACCTACTTTCAGTATCCAAGCACCTTCCTGCGTTCCTTTTCGAACTCGGATGGCGACATGTTGAGGATGCGATTGCGCGCTTCCAGATCGGGGTCAACGGGAGTTTTCACCCCACCGCTGCCGCCAGCTCCAGGCACGCTCATCGCGGACTTTTCTGCACTCTTCGCGCTCTCGACAGCTACTCGCTTGCCGATAAGGCGCTCGGTGTGCGCCAATTTCTCTGCTGTGATTTCACGGATGCACACGAGTGGGTCATTGACCTCAGCCCCGAGGGCTTGAAATCTCGCCATGACAGCCTTCTCAAGATCGGGGTCGATGGAGACATCGAAAATCCCGGGGTGCGCCTTCTCAATCGTGACGCGCCATTCCTCTTGAGGGTCAACCCTCGAAGCAGTCGGAGTAGGCTCGCTTGCCACATAGCGAATTGCATCAGCCAGCTCTGGATTTGCATCCAAAATCGCCGGCTTTGCTGCTGCTCGCTCTGCGGCTTCACGCTCACGTCGCTCCTGCGCGCGCTCCTGGCTGAGTTTGGTCGCCCAGGCTTGGTTATCCTTGGCGATCTTCTCGGCCTTTTCGACACGCGCACGAAGTTCGGCGAGTTCGTCTACCGGTTTTGCCTCTTCGGTCTTGGTGACCTCAGGTTCGGCCTTCGCTTCAGTCTCAGGAGGCTTTGCAACCTCTTCGACCTTTACGAATTTGCCATCGGCGCCCCTTGCGGTAGTGGCTTGCGCCGCCGCTTCGAGATCTGCCGCTGCCTTGTCGTACTCCTTCTTGTACTCCGCGTCTTCCAACATCGTTCAACTCCTTGGGCCTGCTTGGCAGGTAGTCCACTTCTTCAATCTGCCGCGTCCTCTTCGGATAGTGCGGCCCGGATGCCGTCCCGCTCTTGTGCGAGCGATACCGGCAATTCCTTCAAATCGCATAGCGCCTTGATGCGCCCGCGGGTTTGTTCGTTGTCGCTGCTGATCAGCTGCTCAGTGAGCGCGCCAATCTTTGAATCGACCTCAACCATCAGCACCGGCCATGCGTCCTTGCATGCGCTCAGCACCTTGTCGATATAGGCAAGCCGCTCACTTGGTGTCATTGCGGCTGTTCAGGCAAAGAAAAACCGCCTGCTTGAGGCGGTTGTTCGGGTTGTTCTGCTGCCTGTCCTTGTGGAGGCTCCAGCGCTTCGGCTGGCGGCGTCTCCGTGGCCTCTGGCGACATCTCGGGCGGCGCCTGCACTTCTGGCTGGGCTGGTGCGGGCTGGCCTTGGCTCATCATGTGTGCCAGGGCCATCGCAACAGCCTGGTTCACCATGTCGTTGATCGCCGCGGGGTCTACACCAGTCGCAGCCTGTGCGCTGTCCTTCGCCTTCTCGATAGCCAAGAGGGCGGTGGCCTTGTCTGCGTCGATCTCGGCCTTCATCCGCTTGAACGACTCTTCGACAGCCTTCTTCTCGGCCTGCTGGGCGTCCTGCTGCGTCTTCTGCAGTTGCTGCTGGAGCTGGTCAACATGGTCTGAAACCATCTGCATGCGCTGCTTGACGGCCGGCGAGAGGCTTTCTTCGCCATCCTGGTCTTCCAGGATCGGGGATTCCTTGCCGATCTCCATCACATCCCATGTCTGGCGCAGCAGTTCCTTGGCGTCGATCAGTGGAGCAGTGACCTGGTTGCCCAGCGCAAACTCCGAGAAAGCCCGAATCTTGTTCGTCAGCACTTCCTTCTGCATGAAGGAAGCAGTGCCTGTGGCTTGCCAGTCCATGAACGAGGACTTGCCGAACTGCTTGATCTCGGCCCAGCGCTGAGCTGCGTCTTCGCCCAGGATCTTCGCCACAGTCTCCGGCTCAAGGTACTTGAGATTCCAGTTGATGTAGCACTCGACAATCGGCTCAATCCACATCGTGTCGATGTTCTGGATCACCTCCTTCATCGGCAGCGAGCTGGCCGACATGATCATGGAGATGCCTGAGGCCGTCTTGTTCAGGTTGCGCGAATCGTCGCCCTGCGTGTACTTGGTGATCCCGGTGTCATCGTCGCTGAACTGCTCGGACACACGGATCACATCGAGCCAGCCGCCAGTAATGTCGGGCTCGACCTGGAACTGGATGGCTTCCTTCTTCTGCTCGGGAGAGAGGCCCGGCTTGAACTGATAGACCTTGCCAGGGTACTTTCTGAAGTCCTCAGTCGGCAGAAATGCAGCGCGGTCCACGGCAGCAGTGCCCAGCAGCGCCATGCCCTTGCCTTCCATGAACAGGCGGAAGGCGGCGTTCGTGACCTTCTGATGAGGCGCGTTGTTCTCGGCCACACCGACGCCCCACATTTCGTGCTCTACCGCCTCATACATGCAGCGGTGGGCAGGCATCTTGCCGCTGTAGGGGCTTTTGACCACCTTGACCACCACGCCACCGGCCACGATGACAATGGCCTCTTCCATCTCACCAGCGTCGGCCTCGACTTGCGTCTGATCCGTCTCTGCAGAGCCATTCAGGTAGCGCTTCGGCACCTTGCCAAAGAATCGAGCCACCTTGATGCGGTCGCCCTTGTACCAATACTGGATGTTCGCCCGGTACTGCGAGGCACGCTCCGATCCCGTTTCGTTGCCGCGGTCGCCTGGAGCGTTCAACGCCTGGTCAACGTCCTTGTACGAAGGATCGCTCTTCCAGGCCGAAACAGTCGCCGGACTCTCCATAGTCACCCAGAACACACCCAACCCCGCCTCCAGCGTCCGCGCCTCAGGGTCGGGGTACACATCCAGCGTGTTGCCCAGCTCGAAGTAAGGCAGGTCGTATTCGTACTTGGTTTCCTGGATCGCCGACGACTGGCCGATCATTTCCACAGTCGTCTCTACAAGCGATGCCTTGCGCACGAACGGCCCGAAGATGAAGCCAGTGCCGTAGGTGGCCAGCGTATTCACGCCAGTCTTCAGCAATGGCTTCAGACCGCCCTCCTCCATCTGCCAGGTGATGATGTCTTCCATCACGTCGGCATAGGGGGCAAGCTTCTCGTTCGAAGGCGTCGTGTCGAACGGCATCTGCCCATTGCCGAACAGCGCATCAGTGATCTTGGCTCGGGCGGCACGCACCTTGTTCCGGGTCGAGCCAATGAACAACCCTTTTGCCTTGCGCGACTTCGCCGCACCCGTGCCGCTCGTGTCGTCATCCCGTGGGATGCGCATCACGTCTTGGTAGCACTCCAGCAGCTTCAACTCCTGCGGCTTGCGCGCGTTTTCCCACTCAACAAGGCGTGCCTCTAGAAGCGAGGACAGCGATGTTGAGGATTGCAGGGTTTCAGCCATGGTCAGAAATAGATCCCAGAGTCGTCGGGTTGCACCTCAGCGAGGGGGGGCAACTTGCCCCAGTCTTCGTTAGTCATGCTCTCGGCGTTCACCGAGATGTAGCGCAGGTTGTCCGCGCCGTGGCTCCATTCGTCATGCAATGGCGCGCCTGGCTCATTCGTCTGCTGGTTGATGCTGCGGCGATACCGCTTGGCGCACTGCACCAGGCGAGCCGCCTTTGTCTTGTCCAGGTAGAGCCTTGGGAATGTCATCCGGGTCAGCCGGATTCCGTCCTCGATGCTGATGTTGGGCGTGATCTCCACCTCCCAGCCAAGCGCCTTCATGATGTCCTCCGCACTCTTACCGGTGCGGTAGTCCTTGTGCCGGCCGTCGTGGGGCAGATAGACCTTTCCCCAGTTGTATTTCCGAGTCTTCAACTCGGCCGAGTAGTGAGCCAACGTCTTGTGGCTGTCCTCGATGTTCTCAATCACCGCAAGCGAAGAACCGGCCTTCTGCACCAGGCTGATGGACATCGCGTCATTCCACCCCAAGTCGAAGATCACCTGAACCTTCAGCTTCGGGTCATGCGGGACATTGCAGACCCGCCCCTCTTCTTCCGCCTTCGCAATCTCTTCGTAGTAAATGGCGCCGGCCACAGCAGGCTTGCACTTACCTTCCCAGATGTTTTCGTACTCCGATTTGGGGAGCGTCGCCTGCGCGTGCAGCCGCTCCTTCTCCAGCACTTCTGGAAACCACGGGTTGTCCGTGTAGTTCATGTCCACGATGATTGCGTCATCGGGCTGGTTCGTTATGAACCGGTCGTATGTCTCGTCCGTCTCCAGCTCGGGGTTGAACGAGATCCAGATCTCAGACCCAGCCTTCCGAATCGTCGGGATCAGCACCGACCAAGACCGCTTGCTGACCGATTGGGCTTCTTCAACCCAAACAATGTCGCAGCCCTCGAAAGACTTGATCGAATCGACCGTCTGGTCGGACAGGCCCGAGAACGAAAACTCAGTCCCATTCAGGCCGCGGATCTCGTTCTCCAACACCTGGTAGAACGATGTCAGCTTCAGAGCCTCGATCTGATCCTTCAGCAGCTTGTGGACAGACTGCTTGATGGACTTCTGCACTTCCCGGGTGCAGAGGATGCGCACCTTCCTCGTCGTGCCGAGCACCAGCAGCGCGCGGGCGAAGCTCCAGGACTTTGCGCTCCCTCGGCCGCCCTTAGCGCCCTTGTACCGAGCCCGCTTGGTCAGCAGGAAGTTAAGCTTCGCCGGAAGCTGGAGTTGCATCGCCTGGCTGCACAAACTCGACAGTCCAGTTCATGTTCACCGGGCCGCCGTTCGGGTTGCTGATGGTCGTAGGCTGAACTGCCTTGCCGTGACCCCGCTCGATGATCGCCATCGCTGCAGTGATCCGGTTCCGCTCGTTCTCGCCTTCTCCCATGATCTTCAGAAGCACATCAAGCGCTGCCTGCGTCTTGTCGCGGCACATCGCCTCAAGGGTGCGTTCTTCTTCCGTCTTGGGAGGCCTGCCGCCAGGGTTGCCAGACCGGCCCTTCACAAAGGCCGTCCTGGGGGCCTGCCGCTTTGGCTTGTCTGTTGTTTGTCTGTTCTCAGACATGGCCCACAACTTCTTCTCGCGGCCGGTCTTGAACGCTAACCGTGCCGTCTGGATTCAACGAATAGACCCTGACCCGCGGCCCTGGCTTGGCGATGCTCTCCACATTCCAGCGGTTCACTTGGAATTGGCGCTGCTCCAGTTGTTCGGGGGTCATGGCGGTCCTTCGAGGCCTTGCGGCTAATTCGATTGAGACAAATGAAAAAACCCGCTCAGCTTTCACTGGCGGGCGAAGTTCCGGCAACTGCGCCGGGGAGGAGAAATTGGTGGATGCTCTTGGTATCGAACCAAGCCAGCCCCGAAGGGCCACTGGTGTACAGGCCAGCTAAACCGCGTCCTTATCGGCTTACGCATCCTTTTGGGTGCCGGGTCAGACCGATTGCTAATACAGCGAATGGTGGTCGATGGTCTGCCCGGCGAAAACGAAAAAGCCGCTGCAGGCGAACCTGAGCGGCTTGAATCTGGTGCCTCCTGCAAGGAATCGAACCCGCGACATCCTCCTTACAGGGGAGGCGCTCTTCCGACTGAGCTAAGAAGGCAAATTTTGGAGGCAACTTGGCCGTCCGCTCGCTACGATAAAGAGTCTTTACACCTATTGCAAGCATGAAGTTGTAAATGTTCTTTACATCACGCCCGCCTGCATCAACCGCCTGGTTAGCTGATTCCGCGCCTCCGCAACCACAGTGCCCCGCTCCAATGCGTCCATCCCAGACAACCGCGGATGCTTCCAGACGCTCGCCCCGACCCACAGATTCCGCGCCAACTCATGAATCGCAGCGCGGTGCGGGTCTTTCATCTGGTCTACCTGGAAGTCAATCGCCTCCATGGTTGAGCCCTGTAGCTCGTCTTCGATAATCTCGTCTGTGGTGTCATAGCCCCTGCCTGCCTTGGCATTGCGGAACATTGGGTCAGCGCCGCAGACTGGGATTGGGGAGTAGCCCTTGCAGTGGGCGTGCCACTTCCGGAGGAGGTCATCGAGGATTGCTGCGCTGTCATTCATCATGGCTGACCCTCCGGCCAGTATTCCTCGGCGATCCCGGGCCATGCAGCCATCGCCTTAGCCACCACAGATTCCATGGTCGCCCCATACCAGATGCAGAAACCAACCGGTGTCGCTGGGTATATCTGAAGCGCCCAGATGGTGTTTGTATCCTTCATTGCCTGCAACTCTTCCGGGGCTACATCACGGAAGTCATCAGCATTACCGTATTCCTCAATCCACTGCTTGGCAGTCACGTAGTTGATGGCATGGCCATCGTCATGGCTCAGCGTGAACGAGTTGCACCGAAGTGCAGCAAGCCACTCAAACATTTCTGCTCTTGTCATGCCATCCTCGCTAGAAGTCTTCGTGTCTTTCGTGCGAATACCGCCCTGAGTCGTTCCAGATACTCCCGGCTCCAGCGGGTCGGCTTGTTCTGCGCCTTCAGCCAATCCACCTTCTCCTGGCCAATCCGCCTGACGAGTGCCGGCCCGTAGGCATCGATTCTGCCGCTGTAGAGCTTGTTGCAGATCCAGCATGCCCGATTGATGTTCCAGAGGTTGAAGCGGACCGAAGACGCTGCACCCACACTCCTGTAGTGAGATGCGTGCCACTGTCCATCCCAGTTCCACGGCTTGTCGCAACTGATGCAACCGAGGCGCTTGTAGTGGTCGCGCGCTCTGACGTATGAGTTGACTGCCGCCTCTGCCCGCTTCTCCAGTTTCCCAATCGGCTCAAGCTCTCTGCGCCTCTTCCTATCCTCAGCCCTTTCGACTCTATGCTTAGCCCGCAGTTCCTTTGCTTTCTTGCGTTCTGCTTTAGCTGCTTCGGCTTCTGCATAGCCGTCGATGCAGGATGAATGGATTCGCTGGCCTGGCTCCAACTTTCCTTTGCAGTGCGGGCACCTTGTGCGGCGGAAGGTCATTCGAGCGTTGCCCCATCCTGCCTGCCAAGCCACTTGTTGCAGAGCCCGACTCGGCGAACATTGAACCCGCCAAGATCGCAGTGTTGGTGCACCCTGCGCGTGTTGCTGTCCGTGGTCAGCTTGATATAGGTTTCGCGGAAGTGCTTGCAGGAATCGCAGCGCGGTGTGTCGCGGTCGTACTCCCACTTCTGTTTAAGGTTGGACATCTTGCTCATGGCAAAAACCCAATCCTCTGCTTAGCCGGTGCCTCGACCGGCTTCCCGGTCACCTCCTTGACCGCCTCATGCAGCAGGCGGATTGCCTCTTCCTGTTGGTCCGCGTCACTGCTGACAGCATGAGCGCTGCCAGACACTCCCAGTAGGCTGGGCTCGGGCCAGTAGTCGTCTGAGCGGATGATGATCATCAATATCTCCTCAGCCACCTGAACCGCCAGCCTCGGATGGTCATGAATGGCTTCCTGATTCCGATTCGCTCACTGAAGAGTGGCGGCTCCTTTGACCAAGTGACCCCTGGCCCACCATTCCACAACCTGAACCAGCCAATCTTCAAAAGGCGCGACCTGTGGAAAATCATGCTGCCTCCAATTCGTAGAACGTAACCCCAAGTTCCGAAGCCGCATAAGCCTCGACCTGGGTACAGAATTCCGAGAACTCGACCGTGGATAGCGCAGTGCTGCTCTTGCCCTGCACCTGACCATTAGGCAACTCCTCCACGCCGATGAACATGCGCTTGAACTGCTCGTGCCATGATTCAGCGCTGTAGAGCCTCCCCTTGACGGTCGCTTGCGCGGCGATCTGGTGCAGCACCCCTTTTCCCCAGTAGCGCCGGTTCTGGGCCTTGGTGCGCTTCCGTGGCGCAATGGTGAGCACCCAGCGATGGCCACCCTGCAAGACAGTGGCGAGGAACGGGAACAGTTGCCCCTTGATCGCCGCCCATGCCTGCTGGCGCGAAAAGAGTTCGATGGTGAGCGTCTGGTTCACAGCATCACCTTCGACCGGCATCCCGCCTTCTGAGCCTTAGCCACATCCCGAGCAGCATCATTGATGGAGTTGGCGATCTGAGTGCCTAGGATGCAGGCTAGGAGGAAGAAGCAGGCCCATTTCATGGCTTGTCCTCCTTCACATACATCATCACCCGCTTGAAGCCCATGCTTCTCAACACAGCGAGGGGCGGAGCGCCCTTCCCTCGCCTGAGATCGCCGAGCGTGTCTACGTTGATGTGCAAGTCTTCAGCCGCCTTCTTCAGGCTGCCGTAGCCATTGCCGTACTTTTCTTCGAGGTGCTTGCGCGCCATCTCGATGGTTTCGTCAGCAGTAAACATGGCTACCTCCATACCCGCATCAGCGCGGGCTGCTTCTGGATGGCCTGCGGCACCATCCCCATGTTGTCTATGGCTGGCACGATGATGCGGACGGGCTCGGCTTCAACAGGCGTGCGATCAACCGGCTTAGGCGCCGCCCTCGGCTTCTTCTCCAACTTGGCGCGCCCCTTCATCGTGATGCAGTAGGCCTTGACATCCTTCCTTCGAAGGCTGATGTAGCCCTCGCTGTGCATGTGGGACATCACGTTCTTGGCGCGGTGCGGGTTGATGCCGAGGACTGGCGCGAACTGCTCAGGGCGGTGCTGGCGTCCGTCCAGCATTAGGGCGAGGATTTGCTTGGTGAGGGTCATACCCTTCCCCCAGCCGCCTGATAAGCAGCCTCCCACCATCCCCGCTGAGCCGTCCCTTTCTCCCAAGAACAAGCCCTCTCAATCGGTTCTCCCATCTTGGCGGCTCGCTCAGCGTCGAACTTGATGGTGCGGGCTTCGTAGAGCTGGTCTGTCGGGCCAGTGTTGATGCCGTTCACTGGTTCGCCGTCTTCGTGGAGGGCGAGGCCTAGGGCGCCTACATGAACGAGGGCTTTCATGCTGCTTCCTTCTCGCGGCTCGGAACTGGCAGCCATTGCAGCGTTTCGTCTTGGGCATCGTCGCCGGGGTCGCGGATGGGTCGCAGGCTGCTGTCATGCGCGAGAACGAATTCATCTATGACAGGCTCAAACCACCATAGCGGCTCTCCACCAAGCGGCAGCATTTGCGTTACTCGGACGATCCTCCCGAGATGCTTTTTCGCGCGAGGGTCAGTGATGCGGACCACCACAGCCAAATCTCCAGGCTTGCAGTTCATTGCTCCTCCTCTTCGAGCACCGGCCGACCGCCATACCTATTTCTGGCGTCTTCCATGTCCTTGCAAGGGCCGAGAGATTCCCAGTCCACGCGATACCACTCCTTGCGCACGAGCTGGCCCTGTCGGTCGTACTCTGTGAAATGCTGTCCTGTGGGGATGCGGATGATTTTGAGTGCGGTGTACATGGTCATTCGCTCCTGATGTACTTGACGATGCGGGTCTGCATGCCAGCACGGCGACACTCGGCCATGGATTCGCGCGCTTCCTTCCGGGTGAAACACGCTTCGCCGACGCTCCATTGCGTGCGTCTCCAGTTTTGGAACTCCACCACCCAAAGAATCTGTTGCTTCATCTCAAATCTCCTTGTCGATTGGTTGTGCTACTCGCTTGAACCGCCACTTGCCCACCGCATTGCGCTCGATGTGCCCTTCCCTAGCCAGTCGGTGCAGGTAGTCGAAGCCGGTCTGATCCGTCACCCCGAATCGCTGCGCGATGCAGGCCTGGGTCGGCAGCTGGTCGTTGTCGGCGAAGAACTCACGGCAATAGGCCAGCACCTCGGTCATGAGCGCTTGCTTTGCCAGCTTTAGGTAGTTCCCCTTGCCAGGAACGCCTGTTGCGTATGCCCTGGGCTTCCGGACCTTCGGCGTGAGATCGACCTTGACCTTCACCCTGGCTCGATGCTGCGGAGTCGGTAGCCCGCGCAACTCCGCAGCGATGCGGTTGGCCGCTTGGCATTCGGCGCTGAATTCGCTCATGCCTGCACCCCCAGTGCATCCCGCGCCATCGCGAGAGCGGCACGAGTCGATTTGTAGGCGCCGCTCTCATGGCGTTGGACCAAGCGACGCGCCCAATCGAGTGAGTCACCGGAAGGGGCGGTCTTGGCGAGGATGGGGCCGAGCTTGCGCAGTTCTTCGGCAATGCGCTCCTTGCCTGCCGCGGAGTGCTCGATGCGCGGCTGCTCTTCTTCGGGCGCCTTACGCGCGATGTTTCGGAACTCCAGCACCGTCGGCGGCTTCTCGGGCGGCAGGTTCTGCAGCGCCCAGGCAATGGACTTTGGGAAGCGCTCGAAGCCTGAAAGCTCGTGCGCCCAGTCCGACTTGACGGCGTTCAGGTCGATGTCCTGCCAGCGACGAAGGAACGACTGCCCGTAGGTCAGCGTCATCTTGTCGAACAAGCGGTCAACCCAGGCGGCGGGGAGCGACATGGATAGCCTCCGTCTCAATGAAAAACTGGTCTGCAGGGACTGCGCCGGCAGCGACGCCTGGCGCGGCTTGTTGGGTTCGAGCGCGCTGCTCAGCACGCCATGCGGGTTCGTTGGTTGCACGCTGTCCAGCAGCGCGCATGCAGGAGGCCTTGAGGTATTCGGCAGGGTCGGCAGGCCGGGCGACCACTGCGGCACGGACGGCATCGACAACCACGGCATCGCCGTAGTCCTTCACGAGCCGTCCAACGAACGAGCCGCACTGCGCTTGCGGCATCCCGGCTTGGCTCAGCAATGACTTCCCTGTTTTCCAAAGCTCGTCCTTGGTCATGTCGGTGGGCGGCTCGCCGCCAGAACCGTTAGGTTCTGTATTCCCTTCCTTTCCCTTCCCTTCCCTTCCTACCTGTGGGTCAATTTCAGAATTGACGCGTGGCGACGCGTCGTGACGCGTGGAATCTAGAGTTGAATCGGGAGGCGGAAGAACCGACGCGCTCTCACGCGGGTTAACGTGCTGGTGCTTGGCGAACTGCGGAATACAGGCCAGCCCTTTGCCGTACAGCTTTACAAGCCCTGCATCGACCAGCTCTTTGCAGAGCGCCTGGATGTCGCAGTTGTCGCCAGGGAAATAGCGCAGCTTGAAGGTCATGGGCTTCCAAGGGAGACGCCCCTCCTTGTCTGCTTCGCACCAGACGGCGATGTACAGCAGACGGGCAAGAGGGCTCAAACTCACGATGTCCTCACTGGTGAAGAACTCGGGTTTGATCGTGCGGATACGGGCCACTAAACGATCCTCCAGTGCCCAATCGGATGGGCATGGGTCTTCACGCTTTGGGCGCGCACGTAGCCGTCGAAGGCGATGAGGCCCATGTTCTTGGCCACCGTCGTCAGCGCACCCCATGCCTTGTGGGATTCGGGCTGGTGGACCGCGACATGCCGGAACTCCTCCATAGTCATGTGCGTGGCGCCGGCAGCCTTGCGCGAGTCCAGCCAGGAGCGCAGCTCCACCGCGGCGCGCTTCGTCCATGCGGCGTTGGCTTCGAGGGTGAGCTGCTGGCCGATGCTCTTTGCCATCAGACCAGCGGTGTCGTCGGTTGCAGCAACCATTTCATCGGTAAGAGGCGGATTCACAGCGTGTTCCCCTGATGAATCTGCCTCTTGGCGCTCAGATACGCTGCGTGAGCTTGCTCGGGCGTTTTGAATGAGCCTAAGTGCTTCACTCGTCTGTCATGGCAAATGGTTGCATAGAAGGCCCCATTCGGACGAATGCTCACCCCCAGATAGCCGGAGACGTTGTCAGCACGCGCACGCCGCAGGTTCTCATTGTTGGTGGAATGAGGTACATCGCGAAGGTTGTCCCAGCGGTTGTCTGCGCGTCCTCCGTTGATATGGTCAATATCTCCTGTGGGCCAAGCTCCCGTCTCCATGAACCAGATCAGGCGATGCGTTTTCAATGCTCGACCATCGACCTTAACGATCAAGTACCCATCTTTGTCGGCGTACCCTACAGCGCCCTTCGTCAGAGCGCGATTTCCTACGGGCACTTTCCTGCTAAGCACTCCTGTTTCCCTGGAATAGGCAAATAGGTAATGCGCACGTTCGAACGAAATAGTCATCTTTGTGCTCCTTTTCCGTTACGGAAGATCAGCGACGCTTGAACGGAAGCACCTGGCTGATACCGGTCTTCCGAAGGCGGTAGCGCGCATCAAGCTCTACTTGAGCGAGGCGTGTGGCGGCTTGCTCGACCGTCAGGCCGTGAAGTCGCGCGTATCGCTTGAGCTGCAGCAATTGGCTGTCGGTCAAGTCGATTCCTTGGTTTTTGTCTCTCGTCACCGCGGCACATTTCCGTAACGCTGCAGGCTCTTATTGACTGCTGACTTGCACAGGAAGCGTCACGATTGAAGCGCTCGCATTGCGACGCCTTCGTCTGCATCATTGATGGCATGCATACGCGCCAATCCCTCCAGCACCAGCTCTCGCAGGAAAGCCGATTTCTGCTTGCCGTTGAACTCGGCAGCCGCTTCGGCCATCCGGTCTTCAACTTCATTCAGAGAGAGGTTGATGCGCTTCACTCGCAAGTGAGTCGGGTTCGAGTACATGGAAATTTCGAGTTGGTTGGTGGGAATGCCGAGCAGCGCTCAGGCGGTTGGATTCATGTCCACGATGCGGCCCTAGTCGGCCTCGCAATCGCTTTGGAAAGCCCCACTCAAGTACATGAGAAGGACGATGAAGAAGAACCAGGCGGTGAGGAGGTGGGGCATGGGTCAACGCTCCTTCATGAAGAAGCCGCCAATGCCAATCAGCACCATGACGGCACCGAAGCCCGCCATGACAGGCTCTGCATCGATATAGCTGGCAACGCCGAAGACAGCGCCGAACCAGATGAAGAGGAAGGACATGAGGGTTTGCATGGATCAGCCTCTGGTTGGCGCCCACTCCCCCCGATTTACGATGGCGCTTCTGACACAGCCATCAACGGAAGGAGCGGACATGAAAGAGATCTGGCAAGTCGTCTTCACGCAAGACGCGCCAACAGATGCATACGGAAAAGCAGTGACGTGGTTCATGCTTGCCACCAAGGCGTATGTGCCTGTGCTGTACTGCACGTCACTGGAGGATGGGCCTGGAAATCTGTTGCGGTTGCGAGTCCTGGAGTCAACCAACGCCCCACCGCTGACACTTCTGGTGCATCCGCACCATGTGTTGACTGCCCTGCACTTCCAAAAGGAGTCTGGTATGGGTTTCTTCCCGTCGGTAAATACCAGTGGGGCAGCACCCTCACCTCAAGCGGTCGAGTCAACTTCGCCATCTGGCGCTGCAGGAATGACGGATACGGCCTGATCGGCTTCATGTCAGGCCTCTGCCTTCTGCTTGGAGGGGCGGCGGGGTTTGCGCAACTCCGGCGCCGTGCTCACCAAGTGGTAGAGCTTCAGTGCGTCATCCGCACCGACCGGGGCCTCCCCGTTCTCCCATCGCGAAAGGCGAGGCTGGGGAATTCCAGTCCGTCGAGAGATCTCAGACTGGGACAAACCCGCCTCGGTGAGGCGCTTGATCAGGTCGGTGGTTTCGCTCATAGCGCATATCTTATGCGTTTGAGCATGGAATTGCAATGCGTCGTCGCATTATCCGAAAGCGCATAGTCCGCCCATGGATGGACGAGCCCTTCTTCGCGGTCTGCTAGACGAGGCCGACCTGAATCCCAACTCCCTTGCTGGAAGGCTGGGCGATCAATCGCTTCAGTCGAAGCTCAGCAGGTATTTGTCGGGCAAGGCAATTGAGCCGCGCCGTAGCACCATGGAACCTGTGGCTAGGTTCTTCGGCATTGCTGCCGAGGCGTTCTACAACGAGGACTTGGCATCTCAGATTGCCCAGGATCGCGGACTCGCCCGGTTTGATGACCAGTACGAGGCGCCAGAACCCGCTCTAACGCCCGAAACGACCCGCACTCGATTCCTGCCGGGCTTTGAGGCGTTGAGCATCCCTGTGCTCGCCCAATCGGGCTCCATGGGGCGCGGCGAACACCTCTTGCCTGATGAGGTGGTGGTTGGGCGATTGACCGTCTCGCCAGAATGGGTATCTCGCACCCTAAAGCCTCTGACCGATATCCGGCACCTCCGTTTTATCCATGGCTATGGCGACAGCATGGAGCCGACATTCATGGATGGAGACATCCTTCTGGTTGATAGCGGAGTTCAGGATCCAGACATTGACGGCGTATACGTCCTAGAGGCAAATGACCGCATCTACATCAAGCGAGTGCGGCAGCGCCTTGACGGGAAGTACGAAATCAGTAGCGACAATCCCACAGTCAAGACCGTTGACGTGCTGGACGGATCTCAATCAGTCACAGTGCGTGGGCGCGTCGTTTGGTGCTGGAATGGAAAAAAACTTTGAGGAGATTGCTCTCATGAGGATGTTTATTGCTGCTTCCACCGCGGCCATGCTTTCGGCCTGTGCGGTCCCCACCACTGGCGTCGTTCCTCTGTCGGACGGCCTAGCGAAGATCACCCATCAAGGGAGCAGCTTCCTGGTGCCTACATCCAGCCTCAAGACTGCCGCTATAGCTGAGGCAAACACGAGCTGCGCTCCCAAGAAGGCCCGCGTGATCGATGTCAAGGAAACGCAGGCGAAACCGATGGGCGGATGGCCTGAGGCTGAAGTTCTCTTCAGGTGCGAATGAACTTCCGGGAAGCTATCAGACGCTTGGCCATTGTGGTGGCTGGCGTTGGTGTGATCGCCACCATCATTGGAGGCGCTTCGCTTGCGCCGAGTAAATCCAGCCTTGCCACTACCTTCCTTTTCTCGGTGGCGGCAGAGGATGCAGATGAAATGAAGACGACTGCATCTGAGATCCTTCGCGCCTACAGAGCGAACTTCTCTTCGGATGAAGAAATCCTTCGCCATATCTGCGCCAAAAATCCCAAGCACCGGGACACCTGCGAGATCTACACCATGGAAACCGAACAGCACTGGAAGAAAGTCCTGATGCATTGGGCCGGAACCATTGGAATCGCGCTCGGAGTAGGCATTGCAATCATGCTGCTCTGGAAAATCCTAGACTGGGTGATTGCTGGCCTAGGCGTCTCTCGCGCTTAGTGCACATCTGCCCCACGAAGCCCGCCACCGTGCGGGCTTTTTTCGTTCTGTCAGCGACTGTCCGGCCTAGGTGTTTACCCTTTGTTTCACTTGGGTCATGCGTTTTCTCATTGCCTTTTCCATGCGTTCGCGCATAATCATCCCATCGACACCCCAACCCCCAAGCCTCTAGCGACACGAGAGGCGAAGTCGGACAGGAAGCAGAGACAGGGGGAAGCCAAGTTGGCTGGGTGGTGTGGATGGAGAGCAGAGAGAGAAGCGGCGGTGTAGGAAATCGGCACCACGCCAACGAAGCGGGAAACAGGAGGGCCAAGCCCTCACCCTAGGCGCCGTCGAGTCGGTGGACCGCATTGTTGTATCGCTGGGGTTGCGTCCAGCCCGCTTCTCTCTCTGCTCCTAACCAACCCGCGCCATTGGCGCACTAGGAGAGAACGTGGCAAAGCCCCAGCAATTTCAAGGCGTCCTCTACGACCTGATCGAAGAGGTGTTCGTTGAGAGCGCACCCTGCCTGCGCGGCACCTATGCCGAAGCGATGGAGGATGCAAAAGCGCTGGTCGAGGCGGTCAATGCGCAAGCTGAGATTTACGACGACGAGGCCGATGGCAACTCCACTGTCGGCCGCGTAGACGACAGCTATTGCTTCGTCTTGGCAGACGGCGTGCTGATCTACAGCGAGGAGGAAGTTTCTCCTGCCGAGTATCTGGAGCGCATGCACGGCCGCTGCCGCCTCGATGTGCCCTCAGTCCGTGGTGAGCACAAGGTCGAGATGCGCGGAACTGTGCCGGCGGAGTGGGAACTGCAATGAACGCCCGCTCCTACCTTGCACATCGCGAGCAGCGCCTGACCAACGCACGAGCCGAGATTCGCTCTGTCTACCGCGCTGGAGGCATGTCCGACCGCGAGCTGTTCGACATGGTGAATTTCCTCATCGGCCAGTGCGCTCCTGAACAGCAGGAGTCCAAGGACCAGCTGCTGACCATCGCGCAAGACCTCGATCTTGATGAGCCGGACTCGGATGCATTCCGTGGCCTGCAACCCCAAACACTCGACAGCACTGAAAGGAGAGCAGCATGACCGCCGCCGCTCAGCACACGCCGGGGCCGTGGTTCATCGAGCCATGCACCGAGGGCCCGAGCTGCGGCAAGTGGTCAGTGGCCCGCTGGAACCCCTCCGCAGAGCCCGGCTACGACTACGAATCCATGCTCGACGCTCACGGCGGCGAAGCACTGTTCGACAGTCCCGCCGAGGCCCGCGCCGCCCTGGCCAAGGCCCAGGAGGCTGCATCGTGATCCCCATCATCGAAGACATCTTGCGGATGCTGCTGGCTGGCGATATCGACCAAGCGCAAGCACAAGCCTGGATCGACAGGCATATCGAGTTGGCAGCCGAGGTAGACGGGCTGCGCGACCACTTCGCTGGCTTGGCGATGCAAGGCGCGTTCACGTCGCCTATCGACTCAAGCGCAATCGGCAAGGACTACATCGCGGAGCACGCCTACCTGATGGCCGACGCCATGTTGAAAGCGAGGGCCTCATGACCCGCCGCCAGCTGATCGCCTGGCTCGCAGGCTTCTTGTTCGGTGCTGCCGGGTTTGGCTTGGCGGCGTATGTGACGCTGCTGGATGGAGGTGTGCTGTGACTCGCACCACTTTCCGCCAGCACGCCGTGAGCTGGGCGCTGTCTGCTGCCGCCGTCATCACGGTGCTGTTCCTCAACGCCTACCTTGAGCACCAGCACTCCGAGACCGAGACGGCCGCCATCACGGCCCAGATCGACAACGACCGCGCTGCCGAGCATGCGGCGCTGAAAGGACCTCAATGACCACCATCAAGTCGAGCACGCCCGGCCACTGGGGCGATGCCCCCACCGAGGCGCAGGAAGAGCAACCCAACAGCCGCGCCGCTGGCATTGCTTGCCTTGGCGTCGTCGGATTCCTGTTTCTCATCGCGCTGGTCGTTGTGATCGTGCGCGCCTCTTTGAAAGGCTGATTGTGAGCACTGTTCTTTCCGTCGAGGTCGAGAACATCGACAGCATTGACTCGGCACCACACCGGCCACGCGGCCTCATGGTCGAGATGCGACTGAGCGAGGGCCAGATGCTGGATTTGCTTACCAAGATCAACGAAGTGCTGCCTGCTGAAAAGTGGCAGGCATGGCTGGACGAGGATCAAGAGGCACACGCATGAACGCAATCCAGACCATCACCAACTACGTCTACGGCGCCGAGGATGGCTTCCAGAACGTGCTGGTGGACCGATCGCTGAACTTCGAGCGCGAGGCAGGATTTGCCATTCAGGTCCTGACCTCGAATGACTATGTGGCGAAGCTCGCGGCAGGCGACCGTCAATCCGTGGTGAACGCGGTGACCAACATCGCGGCCATCGGGATCAGCCTGAACCCTGCGAAGAAGCAGGCCTATCTGGTGCCGCGCAAGGGAAAGATCTGCCTGGACATCAGCTACATGGGCCTGATAGATCTGGCGATCCAGTCGGGCTCGATCATGTGGGCGCAGGCTGATCTCGTCTATGCCAACGATGCCTTCACGCTGAACGGCTTCGACAAGCCGCCTACGCACTCGTTCAACCCCTTCTCCAAGGACCGCGGCGAGATGGTCGGGGCCTATGTGGTCGTGAAGATGCACAGCGGCGACTACCTGACCGAGTGCATGAGCCGCGAGGACATCGACGCCATCAAGAATCGCTCCGAGTCCGTCAAGGCTGGCAAGCAGTCTCCTTGGGACACCGACTACGGCGAGATGGCAAAGAAGACGGTCGTAAAGCGCGCCTACAAGTACTGGCCGAAGTCCGACAGGCTCGACCAAGCTATCCACCACCTGAACACCGATGGCGGAGAGGGTCTGGCGGTGACGGCCCCGAAACCTACTACGGTGGACCCGACGCCGATCATCGATGGCGCGCGCGCCACCAAGACCATTGCCGAGCTGAACGCCTACTGGGCCGAGAACAACGGCCGGCTTGCGAATGACCTGTCGTCGCATGACGCCCTCAAGAAGGCATGCCAAGCCCACAAGAAGCGGCTCGAAGCCCAGGCTTCCCAGAACGAAGTAACTGATGTGGAGGCGAAAGATGCCGTGGCTGAAGCTTGAACAAGGCTCGGAGGAATGGCTCGCAGCGCGCCGCGGCGTAATCACTGGATCGCGCTTCAAGGACTGCCGCGACAAGTTGAAGAACGGCCAGCCGTCCAAGAGCTGCCTCGACTATGCCCGCGATGTGGCGCGCGAACGCTTCGGCGGCTTCGCTCCTGCCAAGTTCCAGAACGCGGCAATGCGCACTGGCGTCGAACAGGAGCCGGCAGCTCGCGCCATGTATGAGGCTCGCACTGGCTACATGGTTGATGAGGCCGGATTCTTCAGGACTGAGGACGGGTTTTTCGGACTCAGCCCTGACGGCCTGATCGACGAAGACGGCGTGCTTGAGATCAAGACCATGGTCAGCAGCGACACACTGTTCACTGCGCTGGTTGATGGCGATCTGTCGGCCTACCTCGATCAATGTCTTGGCTATCTCTGGCTGCTCGGCCGCAAGTGGGTTGACCTAGTGCTCTGGGCGCCCGACCTCGAAACCGCTGGCCGCAAGGGCCTGCACATCATCCGAATCGAACGTGATGAGGATGCCATCGAGAAGCTCGAAGCCGACCTGATGGCTTTCGCTGCGCTCGTTCAGTCCAACGAAGAAAAGCTGCGCCTGAAGGCTGCATGAGGATTGTTATGCCCCACCCCACCCCCACCGCAGGAGAAGCCTGCATGCTGGTCGATACGAGCCCTGCCGTTGCTGGCGGGGATGCCGTGAAAGCGGCGCTTGGCGCAATCGAATTCATCGTCGATGAGTGGAACGAGAACGGCAATTGCGGAAGCGATGCCGCCATGTACCGCATTGCCGATGTTTTCGCCTCCCTCGCCCGCACCCAAGGAGCCTAACCGTGCAAACCATTCGATTCCAAGAAGTCGCCGTCAAGGCAAACCGCCGCTGGTTGGATGCAGACGGCAAGAAGCGCCAGGAGACTCGCAAGTTCTGGCAGACCATCTCGCCGTTCAACAAGCTGCGGGATGGCACCGTGAAGACGGCCGAGGACATCCAGCGCGAGATCAATGCCGAGCGTGATGCTTGGCTGGCTTCGGGAGCCTAACCGTGAACTCGAACAAACAGAACGGCGCGGGGGCGCTGAGCGACGAACAGATCGCCACATTGCGGACGCGCTATGGCATCACCTCGAATGGCCGCGGCATCAGGGAGTTCACACAGGTTGCCGACTTCGCTCGCGCAGTCCTCGCCCTCTCTTCTCCAGAGCCTGCCGGGGCGGTGGCGGACTTCAGCGACGACTTCGTGGAGCATTCGCATCCGCAGTACGGCAGTGGCTACTTCTGCACGCCTGACGTGTTCGTGCGCATCTCTGCCCTCGCCGCCCCCGCATCCGCCCTCCCAGCGCACAACCAACCCAACCAGGAGCAGCAATGTACCCCGACATCCTCAGATGGAACAACGCTCAGCAACGCATGTGCTGGTATCGGTGGCGCCCAGTCATCGGATACCACTTCTATCGCTACGCAGACTCGTGACGCTTGGCGCGGCGGCGACAGTTACGAGGCGAGCATGCTGCGCAACTTGTTGGCCCGCATTCACCGAGATGGCGGCCACTACATCGAGCAACACGGCCTCGACAAGGCGCTCGAAGACGCCGAAGCGCAGGTAGCCGTATGGCTGTCCGCCCTCCCAGCGCGCGAGATGGAGGCGGAGACATTCCTGCGCCAGATGGCGAGCACGCCGGGGACTGTCATTCGCAGCAGCCGTGATCTTGATCCAGCTGCCATCACAGAAGCACGCGCGTCCTCAAGATGGATCGCGCTGCGTGACGGCCTCGGCTTCGCCATCATGATCGAACACGCTAGGCAGGAGAAAGAAGACTGCGCGCCGAGCCGATGCGCGAAGTGCTTCTCACCTGACGAGTGCTTGCGCCGTGGCTGTGCCGCACCCACCTCCCGCGAGCTGGAGTCGGGCGAGATGGGAGGTGGCCGTGGCTGAAGCTTCGACTTACGTTCTGCTGGGGTTGGGGTGGGCTGTCCTTGCTTACTACCTTGGCGAGTTCCGTGGCGGCATGAAGCAACGCAGGATGTGGCAGGACCACATGGACCGCTGCAACCGCTACATCTACGCCGTAGATGACCTCGACCGCTGGTGCGGCCATACATCACCGCACGCGAAGTTGATCGCTTCACATCTGCGCGCGCACGGCGAGGGCCATGCCTACAACGCTGGCACGCTAGCAGGCAACGAAGTCTGCAGTGTGAACGGCCTTCGCGAACAACTGAAGCGGCTCGATGCCACCACCAAGGACCAACAGCCATGACCCAACCCACCACCACCACGGGCGCAGCGCGCGAGGCAGCAGCAGGCACTGCCCGCAAAGTCTGGAAGATCACAGTCCCGAGCGGCCTTAGCCACTGGTTTACCGAAGACGATGATGTCGTGGCGCATTTCAGCTTGCCCGAACAAGGCCACAAGATCGAGGAATACCACCTCGCCGCCCCCAGCACGCCCGAGGCCGCCCCGGCAGCGGGATCAGAGGCGTTTCAGCGCCGCGTGAAGCCGTGGCTGCTTGAATGCTTCGGAGAGGCGATTGCAGGGGACCACGAAGAGCGCAATCACCGGTTCCTGGAAGAAGCGCTGGAGTTGGTGCAAGCCTGCGGTTGCACGGCGAGCGAAGCACACCAGCTTGTGGACTACACCTTCAACCGCCCGATTGGTGAGAAGGGGCAAGAGGTGGGCGGCGTCATGGTCACGCTGGCCGCGTTGTGCGAGGCCCAAAAACTCGACATGCACGCCGAGGGCGAAACTGAGCTGGCGCGCATCAATGTGCCGGCCATCACGGCAAAAATCCGCGCCAAGCAGGCCGCCAAGCCCAAGCATTCGCCCTTGCCTGCCGCCCTCGCAGCAACCACAGCCCCCGAGGCGCCACAAGAGAAGCCGGCACCCATGACGCGCGAATGGTGCGCGAACTATCCCGGGACTGCGGCTGGAATCATCAACGAACTGGCGCGGCAGATCGATGCCATGGAAGCGCCTGGGAAGCTCGATGGCACGACGCGTATCCGCTGCAGGAAGTGCGGCGAAGACGTGACGGTCGAGTGGAACTATGCGCACATCAAGAGCCCGCTGCCATCGTGCTGCGGACAGATGCCATGCGCATACCCGGGAATCGGTCCTTGCAATCGTCCTGCTGCGGTCAAGAAGGCAGCCCCCGAGGCGCAGGCGAAGGAGGATGGTGAGGTGCTGACGGATGAGCAGATCGATGTTCTTCAGGAGGAATACGACTGCTTCGGCGAGTGCGATGCCCCTCGTATTCACGATTTTGCGCGCGGTGTTGAATTGGCCGTGCGTAAATCCCTCGCCTCTCAGGAGCATGCCGGGGCGGTGGCGCTCCTTGAGAAGGCGAGATTCTTCGTCGCGAGCTATGCGCTCAAGAACGTGCGGTGGACGGATAGCGGCGGCGTCAAGCAAGACCCGAGCGGCGTTCATGCTTTGCTCTCGGACATTGATAGTGCCCTCACCGACAGCGCAAGGGAGCCCCGCAATGGTTGAAGCACTGCATCAAAGCCAGCTCGCCCCCGAGGCCAACAAGTTCCACGTCGGCAACGGCGACGACGGGAAGCACTACTGGCTCACGCCACATTCGCTTTACCAGAGCCTGGATGGCGAGTTCGATTTCGACTTCGATCCGTGCCCATTCCCGAAGCCCGAAGACTTCGATGGCCTGACATGCGAATGGGGCCAGTCGAACTACGTGAATCCACCCTTCGGATCGATCATCCACGAGGGCAAGAAGAAGGGCCCGACAGCCTGGGCGCGCAAGGCCATCGCCGAGCACAAGAAGGGCAAGCGCGTGGTACTGGTCTACCCGATGGATAAGTGGGTGCTGATGCTTCTGGAGGCAGGGGCAAAGGTTCGCAACCTCGGCGATGTGCGGTGGGTGGCGACTGAGGATGGATCCACGGGGAAAGGAACTGGCCGACACATCGCCTGCTTCGTTCTCGATCACGACAACGCCAAGAGCATTGAGGAGCAGAGCAATGGCTGACACCATCACCGTGACCATTAACCCGGCGACGCACAAGACCGACGCTGAATGGCGCGAGTTCTGCCGGCCCTTCGTTTTCATGAACGGCTCGCACGAGATGCCGAACTACCCAGCTATCTGCCGCGCCGTATTGGCACTCGCCGCCGCTCCATCCCACAGCGCCAGCGATGCGGTGGACCCGTTGGCCGTCGTGCTCTGCGAGATCCTTGCAGAGTCGTGTGATGCCGAAAGCGAGACGAGCATTTCTGCCGCGCTCTATCGGCGTGCCCATGAGCTGATCGCCGCCCGCGCCGCTGTGCAGGGCGAAGGAGAACGGTAGATGCGATTCCTATCCGTCTGCTCTGGCATCGAGGCGGCTTCCGTCGCCTGGCAGCCCCTCGGCTGGAAAGCTTGGGGTTTTAGTGAGATTGAGCCCTTCCCGTGCGCTGTGCTCGCACACCACTACCCCGACGTGCCCAACCTGGGCGACATGACGAAGTTCAAGGACTGGCCAGATGCAACTCTCGATCTTCTCTGCGGAGGAACCCCTTGCCAATCCTTCAGCGTCGCAGGTCTCCGAGCAGGACTGGCTGACCCTCGTGGCAACCTCATGCTTACCTACCTTGCGATTGCTGCAAAGTATCGGCCCAAGTGGGTGGTTTGGGAGAACGTCCCCGGTGTCCTTTCCATCTGGTCCGGCGATCAGCCGCCGAGTGATCTGGTCGAAGGACAGGAATGGGAAGCTGACGAAACGAGTGATTTCGGATCCTTCCTCGCCGGACTGGGCGAACTCGGGTATGGGTACGCATACCGGATTCTTGACGCTCAGTACTTCGGAGTTCCCCAGCGACGCCGACGTGTGTTCGTTGTCGGATGTCTTGGAGACTGGCGAGCTGCCGCAGCGGTACTTTTTGAGCGCCACAGCCTGTCGGGGCATCCTGCGCCGAGCCGCCAAGCGGGGCAAGGAATTGCCGAGCGCGTTGCACCGTGCATTGACGCAAGTTTCGAACGCCTCCAAGGAGCCAGCGGCCAAGACGCCAACCACGGACATGGGCACCTCATCAGCATGTGCCTGAACGCCAAGGGGGGGGGCAGGCCGGATGGACGCGGAATCGGAGACGCTGATTCCTACCAACGGGGGTCACTTTGGCGTCGCTCACGCACTGACCGGCGAGGGCTTCGACGCCAGCGAGGACGGCACGGGGCGAGGCACGCCACTGGTGCCGGTGGCGCACATCGATGTGATGCCGACCATGCTCAATGGGGCGAACACGCCAGCAGGCCACAGCGCCAGGAGCGGCCATAGCAAGGACTCGTACATCGTGCCGGCATACACGCCGCAGGTCGCGGCAACGATGGTGGCTCGATCCAGCCGAGGAGGCGGACAGACCAACAGCCCGGGCCACCATGCAGACAGTGAGCTCGTCGCGCGCGGCATGCAAGTTCGCCGCCTCACGCCACGCGAGTGCGAGCGCCTGCAGGGCTTCCCCGACGACTACACCGCCATCACGGTGCGTGGCAAGCCTGCTGCCGATGGCCCGCGCTACAAGGCCCTGGGCAACTCGTGGGCCGTGCCGTGCGCTCGATGGATCGGGGAACGAATCCAGGCCGTGGAGGCCATCACCAACAAGCAGCTGGAGGCCGCATGACCACCACCCCCACCGCGAGCAACGCGCTCGCAGCGATTCGAGAAGCGATGCCTGTGATTGCATATCTGCGGGCAACGCGAGATCGAACTCCTGTTTGGGACGGCGACGACTGCGTCTGCCAAGACTCGGTCTACCCGAGTGATCCAGACGGCAGCGACGCGGACTGCATCAGCATGGCAATGGTGCGCCTCGAAGACGCCGAATCAGCCCTCGCCGCTAAAGACGCCACCATCGCCCAGCTCGAAGCCAGGGTGCGCGAGGCGGAGGCGGATGCGCGGCGTTGGAGAGCAGCACGCGGAGAGCTCTGCAATGTTGTCTGGGTGCATATCGGTGCAGGCGCTTGCAATAGCGAACTCGATGCCGCTGTAGACGCCGCCCTCTCACATCGCGACGAGGAGGGGCGGGGATGCTGAAACGCAAAGCGCCACCTACAGCGCCGAAGGCCGACGTGGTCAACCCGTGCCGCATCTGCGGATGGGCTGAGCACATGGCCGTTCATCAGCCCATTCTCACAGGCCCACGCGCTGGACAACCCGCTGACCATACCTACATGCCTGCCACCCGCGCAGCAGCTGCGATTTATAGGGGAAAAGAATGAATGCATATCACGAGCGCTTGGGCCAAAGTATCCGATCTGCCCAGCTTCACATTCGAGCCCTTAAGCGCACAACACCACACATCTTCCCTGAATGGCAGCGACTCCAAACAGCAAAGGCCGAAGTGCAAAGAGCCAATGAGCAACTTGCGCACGCCAAGAAGGCTTGGCAACTGCTCGGCGGAAAGGACCCCTCATGACCCCACCCCGCGACGAGTTCGAGGCGCTGATGCCGGAGCCCTATATTCGCCGAGCAACCACCGGCAACCTCTACACCGCCGACCAACTGCGCGCCGTAATGCAGGCCGTCTGGGACAAGGCCTGTGCCCAGCATCCCGCCTCCTTCAAGCAATACTGGACCGAAGACGGCCGCAACCTCTGCCGCTCCCCTCTCGGATCATTCGAGGCTCGCATGCATGAGAGGACTTGGAACGCCGCCACTGAGCGCGCTGCGAATCTGATCGAGACATGTGCGCCGCCGCGCAAGCCTGCAGGCGGCCGCGTCGAAATCGGCGAAAGCGCACGCAAAGCCTTTGCCGCTGCTGTTCGGGGGGAGAGATGACCAAGATCACATTGATGGCATGGGCGGCAAAGCAGTTCGATCCACCTCCAGTAGAGAACACGCTCCGGATATGGGCGAGAACTGGGCGAATTGTCCCGGCCCCAATGAAGATCGGCCGCACATACTTCGTTGAGCCAAATGCCCAGCACATCACCGAAGTGGCGCGGTCTGGTCGCCTTGTTTCACGTCTGAGATCCGCCTGATGGCTGCACGTCCACGCGCGCGGTATCGCAGAGACTGGCCTGTCGGCCTTTCGGAGTCGCGCCCAGGCTATTACGTTTGGTTCAACCCAATCAAGAAGAAATACGACGCCATTGGGCGCGTTCCTCTTGCTGACGCGAAGCTCCAAGTCATCGAGGCCAATCTCTGGGCTTCTGAGCAGCTTGGCAAGACGCGCTTGATAGACAAGCTGGAGGGCAAGGACAAGACTGTTCGGGATTGGCTCAAGGAATGGCTGGAGGATTTGGGCCTCGCCGAGAACACCATGAAGAGTTACCGGTCAAAGTCCAAGGCCATCAACGAAGTGATGGGCGATCTTGCATTGGGCCGCTTGACTGTGAAGGACACTGCCGAGGGGCTGGACGAGATCAAGAAAAAGCGTGGCACAACCACTGCACAAGTCGCCCGCTCAGTCTTGATATCTGCTTTTGGGGATGCAATCACCAAGGGGCACATGACGACCAATCCAGCTTTGATGACGGCGACACACAAAGCAAAAGTTGCTCGACAGCGATTTACCGCGGCTACTTTTTCAAAGGTATGGGATGCTCTTCAGAAAGCACCACCATGGATTCGCAATGCAACACTGCTAGCCATGATTACCGGATTGCGCCGAGAGGATGTTGCATCCCTAAGGTTCTCTGACGTGGACGGCGAGTATCTTCTGGTGACGCCCAGGAAGTCGCGCGGCATGGTGAAGATTGCAATCCCCCTGGAACTCTACTCAAACGCCATGCAGATGAGCCTGAAGGGCGCCATTGCTCTATGCCGACGCACGGGCGTTGTCAGTCAGTACATGGTTCACCAAACGGCGCATACAGGAAGAAGCTCACCAGGCCAAAGAATGGCCATCAGCACTGTGACACAGAAGTTCACGGACTACGTGACGAAGGCACTCGGCGAAGGAGAGAATCTGCCAACGTTCCACGAACTGCGAAGCCTGTGCAAGCGCATGTATATCGAGCAGGGCGGCGTGGATACCAAGACGCTTTTGGGTCATCTGGCGAATAGCTCTGCTGACCTTTATGAGAACAATCGCGGCGCCGAATTCAAGAAGGTCAAACTAGGTTGAGTTCTTACCGTTTTCCTACCGAATTCCTACCGCCTCTAGCATCCATGCGGCTTTCAAGGCGATTGGCGATTCTGCCTGAGAATATCGCATGCCTTCGACCCACGAGAACGCCGCCCCGAGTACCCCCGGCTCCCTTCGCACCGCCGTGCTCTGGTGCAACCTGGGCTCGCCCGACGCCCCCACCGCCGCCGC